CCCGGTTCGAAAAGTATCTCGAACCGCGTCTTTCTTCAACCGCCCGCTAAGCGGTGCGATAGGGCAATAACACCCCTGTCGATGAAAGACAGCTTTGCAGGCTGCTCTTTTGGCGGGCTTCCCCAGGAGCCCATTATGCCGATGAAGGCGTTTGATAAGGTGTTCACCGGAAACAATGTTCCTGTGAGGTATGTGCATTACGGATGTGAGATCGCCGGGTACTACCCGACGCCGCTCACGTCCCAGTCATTTACCTCTCGCCGGTTCCAACTGGCGATTGACATTGCTTCCAAGAACAACAAGGCTAATCGTCCTTGGTCGAATTGGGGCTACACCATAAGGCACGCCTTTGGTGGACCTCACCGACGCCAGACGAATGTCACGAACTGGTGTAACTTCGGCTACAACGACTACGGGTACCCTTACGGGGGCCCGAAAGTGACGGAGTATACGAAGTATAACCAGTACGGTCATCCTTGGCCTTACCATTCCGTCTCCACCCCTTCTTGTGAAAGCGAAGCCGTGGCTATCGCCACGGCCCGCCTCGCAAGTCGGCTGAAAGACCTTCGAACCCAGTGGAACTTTGCCGTTACACTGGGGGAGGCTCGTGAAACATCACACTTCATCGCGGCACAGGTTCGGCGCCTCACCGAGGCTTACCGGCAGTTCCGCAAGGGTAATGTGATGAAAGCCTGGCGAGGTCTTACGGGGCGTGGTAACGTCCCTGTTCATCTAGAGTCCAATCTTCGTTTTCTCAAAAGGAGAGCGAAGCAACCGGACTGGTCCGACGACGCAGCGCGGGCATGGATGGAATTCAACTACGCTTGGGTTCCGACATTAGGTGACATCGACTCGGCCGCACGATACTTGGCTGAGAAGCGCGTAAGGGGGTACTTTCCTGTACAGGAGGTATCCGTGAGCGCGACTGCGAGACAAACTGACAAGGTTAACTACAACCCGTCCGGACCGAACAATTGGTGGTACAGAGACACGAGGACTTCAAAAACCCACGTGCGACTGACTTACCATTTGATTCCGAGCTGGGCGAGGCAGCCTTCCACGCTTGACGAATTGGGCTTTACCGACCCATTTACGTTAGCGTGGGAGTTACTTCCCTTGTCGTTTGTGGTGGACTGGATCGTGAATGTCGGGCAGGTCCTTCAGAGCCTGTTCGAGTTCCGCCAGTGGTCTGTGATCAAGGGGATTCGTTCCCTTAGGACACAGTTCTGGATGGTTCGCGAAATAACACGGAACTGGTTGACTCCCACCGGTGGCTTAGCGCCGCTCGGTAAAGAGTTCCTGGACCCGTGGTATTTTAAATGGCAGAAATGCCGTCGTGAGCTCGTCTCTACCTTGCCGACTGCCGTGCCCCTCAGGGTACGAGTTAGCAACCCGTTCGATCTGAACCTGGGGCAGTGGGCGACCTCAGTTGTATTGCTGAAGTACGCCTTCCGTTAAACCAATCCAACTCCTTAAAAAGGACAACCTATGGCAGCTTTTGCCAACATGACCCTTGGCGATGGCCAAACCACGCCTGTGAACCACACCTTCACCGCCAACCAAGGCGGACTCCTGCTTCCCGACGGACGTTTCCGCTGGGTCTGGCGCGACTTCTCCGTCAACGACGGTCTCGAGGTCGGTGCCAACAGGATCGAGATGGACGTTCGTCTCCCGTCACGGATGAGCAACCGGAAGTCGGCCAAGGCCGGCGACCAGAGCTTGACCGTTGCGGGGATGATCGTCGTCCCGGCTATGGAGACTCTGAGCAACAACACGGCTTCGGGGATCAACCCCCAGCCGACCCACGCGTACGACACCACCGTTTGGTTCAAGGTGGTGCGCAACGGGCGGGCAGCTCAGGCTCCTGTGAAGGATGCACTGGCGTTCCTTCGGAACTTCTCGCAGAACTCTCAGTTCGTCGACACGGTACTGACGTATGGGACCCCCACCTGATGACTCAGTGTGGAAGTTCCTGATCGCGGCTGCCTTCGTTGTCTTCGTGCTGAAGCCCGAAATCCTCGAAACTTGGATTAGGGTCTTCGGTCACGTGGGCAACTGAGCGACCGCTCGTCAATACCACCGAGCGACCCAGTACTTGGGCGCTTAACCACTACCTAATGGAGTGATCATGATATACGCTCGTTTTGACGAAGGCGAAGTTTTCTACGCCCGTATTCCGTCTCGCGTCTTCGCGCTTCTTGGGATCCCGAGTGAACCGTCCCGCCGGACTCCGGCGGAATGGCGCATTTGGGGTTCCGTGATGCGTGCGACGCGGTTCGGATACGACGCAGTCTACGCCAACCTGAACGAGGATATCGCGGTTGTTTACTCCCCTTGCGGGGGTGAACAGTGACGGTCTCGGCGAACGAGTTGGACGGTTTTTCCGTCCCTGGCGACCTGTGGCAAGAAACAGCTATTAGAGCTTATCGAGAGTTGGGTGACCCCCTCTCTCAAGGGCTCGCAGCATGCCTTACCGCAGGTGACTTTCGGTCTGTCGCGGAAGCCCGGTTCGAACCGGGTCTCTACAATGACTTCAAGTCCGCCAGTACCGCATTTAGGTCTGTTGAACTCCTCCGGAAGTTTCCCAACTTCCCTGGACTAGATGGACGCATGCGCGAGGAGGCTGCCCGGAAAAAGGCAGACGAGGCTGAAGCGGCCTGCTTTAGGACGAACCGAAAGATCAACTCAGGAGGTCTTGACTCGGGTTTCACCCCGAGCGCTCGGCGCGCGATTGTGCGTGCAAAGCGAAAAATTCACGACCTGCTCCCTGAGTATGACCTGGAGGCTCATCTGCGAGCTTGCCGCCACGGGCCCGGTTCAGACGTCCTCAACAGACGTCCTTACGTGGCCCCCTACCACAAATTCAGCAGTGACTTGAAATGTACTGCTGCCTGCCAACCGTTCGTTGCCTGTCTAATGGAAGGCAACCACCTCTGGGCTCGTTGGATTGCGAACCCCCACGATGCGGCCGGTGCTTTCACACCGATCGCGTCCGTGGTTAGAGGGAACGAGTTTCTCACCGTGCCGAAAACGGCACTGACCGATAGGTCGATCTGCATCGAACCTGGTGCAAACATCTATTTGCAATTGGGTTTGGGCGCAATCATTCGACATGCCCTTCGGCGCGTCGGGATTGACCTGAACTCCCAGGAGACGAATCGCTGGTTAGCGCTGCTCGGTTCCTACCGGGCGGATATCGCTACCATTGATCTGTCGAGCGCGAGCGACACAATTGCTCGCGCTCTCGTGCAGGAACTGTTCGATTACTCACCCAAGACTCGCGTCTGGTGGAGAGTGATGGACTCGTTGCGCTCTCGGTATACCAATTACGGTACCAAGAGTCGCCCCCTCTGGAAGTTGAACCAAAAGTTCAGCTCTATGGGAAACGGGTTCACCTTCGAGCTGGAGAGCCTCATCTTCTGGGCTCTTTCTAGTTCGGCGGCTGAACAGGAGGGCGGGGAATGCCTCGCCGTGTACGGAGATGACATCATAGTCACCAGTCGCGCATTCGCGGTTGTCACGGACGTGCTGGAGCAATGCGGCTTCGAGGTTAACACCAAGAAGTCGTACAACTCCGGTTACTACCGTGAATCCTGCGGTATGAACGCTTGGGACGGCTATGAAATGCCTTCGTACAAGCTCGAGCAGCTAGACAACCTCCAGTCAGTGTACAGCTTCCACAACGGTTTGCTCCGTATTGGTTGCACGTCCACTGCTGCTTGGTTGCGACGCAGAATCCCAGCTCGGCTGAGATTCTACGGCCCCTCTGGGGCCGGTGACGTCGTGTTGCACTCCTCGGATTACCACACATGGCAAGCAAAGCCTCACGGCTTGACTGACCAGTGGTTCTTCTGGGGTTTGCGCATCAGAGCACTCAGGTTCCAGCCCGTTGAAATCAGGGCGAAGAACTATGAGCCTGCGATCCTACACTCACTCAGCACCTTGGTGCCACTCAGCGATCATACCGTTTACACGGGTGCGCGCTGGGGAAGTCAGGGTTTGGTACCCCTGACCCGAGGAGTGTGGACTATCGGTGAGATCCTTATCAGTCGTGAGCAGGCCGGCATCGCAACGCCGGACCATTCACTTTAAACTGATCAGGTTGCCCCCCTAAGTGGGGGGCCCGCCATCACCATGGGCGGTGGAGAGGAGTCCAGAGTTGACTCCCTTGAATAGGAGGC